AAGGCGAGGACGGCATGCTGGTCGAAGACGATCGCGGCCGCCGCCGATACGTGGCAACACCCAACGAATCAAAGGAAGACCCCATGGTGGCGAAAGCGTTTGGCCGGCGGCCTGTGTTGTTGTTCATGAAGGCCGGCGGCGCAGCTCCTGGGCCTGGTCTCACTCAGAAGCAGATCACCGACAAGAACGGCGTGCAGACCAAGCGCTGGGTGAGCACGGACGTGAAGGGCCCACCAGCTCAGCACGGCCAGCACGTGGGCTTCGAGAATGGCGCGCACCGCGGCCATGGCCAGGTGTCTGCAGTCGGCAAGGACGGCGTGACCGTCAAAGATCCCGACGGTGGAGAGCACCGGGTCACGCATGACAAGATCACGCACCACTTCCAAGGCGACGGCGCGCCGGATGCGAGCCCGCATGAGGATGCCGCCGAGGCGTCCAAGGCGGCGGCCGCCGGGCCCGATGGCCTGTTCCATCCCGACGACATCGCGTCGCTACCTGACAAGGTCAACCAGCCGGCGAAGTCGTGGGAAGAACTGGTCGAGAAGGGCACCGAAGGCCTGGGCCAGTTCAAGGACATGATGGGCAAGGTGCAGCAGGTCATGGGCCTGAAGTCCGGCATGAAGCCAGAAGACATCACGCCTGAGCAGTGGGACAACGACGACGGTTTCCTGTTCGTGGCGCCGCTGAAGGGCGAGAAGCGCGCGCGCGAGAAGTGCGAGGCCGACTATGGCGGCGACTGGTCGCAGCTGCGCGACATCGTCCGTGGCACGATCAGCGTGCCCAGCATGGCACACGTGAAGCAGGCGATCGAGCACATGAAGACGGCGGGCCTGGAGCTGGCGCAGAAGCCGAAGAACCGCTTCGAGAAGCCGACGCCCGAGGGCTACCGAGATCTGATGACGTTCGTGAAGCTGCCCAACGGCATGCTGGCTGAACTGCAGATCCACGTGAAGTCGATGACGCTGGCGAAAGAGAAAGGCCACAAGGACTACGAGATCACGCGCACACTGCAGGGCAAGTACGGCGAGGCCGAACCCAGCGACAAGTGGAGCGCGGAGCACCACACGCAGTTCTACGCGGCGGTGAAGCGGCAGAAGGACATCTACGATGGGGCGTGGCAAAAATCAAACGGCGGCGACAATAAGCCATTGATCAAATCCGATCAAGCGGCTACACTACAGTTGTTGTTTAGAAAGGTTCCAAAGTGATCTACATCGAGAATGACGGCGCATTGTTCAGGGGCCCAGCAAGGGCCTGGCCGAAAGAGGTCTGGAACGGCAGCGAGTTCGTCCCCTACAAAGGCTCTGTTCCGAAGGATATTGAGTGGGGCGACGAGATCGACGAGGCCGCCGCCAAGAAGATGATGGGCGGTGATCAGCAGCCCCAGCAGCCCCAGCAGGCCGCTGAAGAAAAGGGCGCCGTGTGATCCTACTGTTCAAGTCCGTGGTTCACGTCACCGGCCACATGCGCGGCGGCGTTTTCGTTTCCCCGCACGTCCGGCGCGCCGACGCCTACGCAGACAAGGCCCACACGGGCCAGTACCGCAAGGGTAAGCCGGGCGCCCCCAAGATCCCCTACATCGAGCACCCGCGCGCCGTGGCTCGCATCCTGCACGACGAGGCGGGCATCACCGACGAAAGCACGCTGCTGGCCGCCCTGCTACACGACACCATGGAGGACACTGGTGTTTCGCATGCGAACCTGGTGGCTGAGTTTGGCCACGACGTCGCCGACCTGGTGGCCGAGCTGACGAACCCCGCAGACTTCGGCCCTGAAGGAAAGACCGCATGGCAGGCCGCGCATGCCAAGAAGATGAGCGCGCGCGCTGCCCAGGTAAAGACCGCCGACAAGACGGCGAACCTGCGCGACCTTGTGGATAGCCCGCCGGACTGGCCGACTGAGCGCCGGCGCAAGTATTTCGACGACGCCAGGCAGGTGGTGCAGGCCATGGGTCAGCCGCACCCGGTTTTGTCGAAGCTGTTCGAGACGACGTTTTTGAGTGGGCTTCCAAAACTGTGATCGTTTTGGATTAGAATTCAGCCCGCGCTCCCAGATCCCGAGGGGTGAACGAAAATCGGGATGCCATCAAGCAAGCGGATGGACTGGCGCGGAGTGGATGCTTGGCCTTGCGGCTGATTTCACGCCATGACGTTAAGTCCTCACCCGTCCGCTTCCTTGATGGTCAAGCGCTTCGATAACGTGCGGAAGCTGTAGGTAGACGCGCAGGATTGGGAGAACCCGGTCGCCAGCAACTGAGAACCCGCTTCGGCGGGTTTTCTTTTGTCCGCCCAACGTCGTCGTGACCCGACACTGACCGTGCCCGTCTGCGGCTCATTCGGGAATAAAGGCCGCAGTGCAACACGGCGCCGCTGTCTGTTCATGGGTCGGACGGTGGTCTCCTGGTCGGTGGCTTGCTGCTGATTTGCCGGGGTTGCGCCGGAAGCCGGGGTGGGTGACTGCCCCGGCTTTTTGTCGTGACCGCATGATGCCAGCATGGGACTTTTTGTTGACCTGATCGAGATGGGCGAGCGCAGCACCAACGACGCGTTGGAGATGCTGTGCAAGGCCACGCATGACCACGATGGCGACATCTGGCAACCCATGGACAGCCCGCTGATCGCGCGACTGGTGGAGTTGTTCACACAGCGCGGCCTTGATCGCCTGGACGCGTTCCGCACCGAGTTGCTGGCCTGGCACGCGGGCGCCCGGCACCGGCCCGGCGAGCGCATGGCGCGACCGGCTGGCGCCATGGAGCGCTGGAACGACGCTGAGCGCGAACTGGTGAAGTTGTATCTGGAGCACCTGCCGCCGGCGCAGTGGTCGCTGGACGATCACATGATGTCGATCGATTTTCTCGCGCAGCGCTACCTGCCGCTGGACGACATGCGCACCGAGGCCGAATGGCTGGCCACGCGGTCGAGCCTCATGGGCCGCGTGCAGGCCAACATGGATGGCGTCACCGCGAAGCAGGCCGACGTGCTGCTGGCCGCCATGCCAAGCACTGTGCAGGCCGCCATGGACCAGTTCGGCGGCACACCGGCACAGGCGACCACGATGCAGTTCGCGGCGACGCGCTGCGCTGAGAACGTGCGCAACCTGGCGAACGATGCCCGGCACCGCATGCGCACCACGATCGCCGACCACGTGCAGGCCTTGGAGCTTGGCGCGCCGGTAGTGGGCGGCTCGTCGCTGGAGACGAAGCTGCTGGACCAGTTCGGCACGCTGAATCGAGACATGCGCCGCATCGCGGTGACAGAAGCCGGCGAGGCTCAGACGCAGGGCTACGTGTCGAGCATGCCGCCGGGCACCAAGGTGAAGCGCGTCGAGCAGTACCGAAACGCGTGCGCGTTCTGCCGGCGCATCGATGGCCGCGTGGTGACGATCGTCGAGCCTGGCGCAGCCGACAAGGACTGGGACACTCAGATCTGGGCCGGCAAGAACAACATCGGGCGCAGCGCCAGCCCGCGCAAGCGCGTGGGTTCCGTGTTCAAGGAACGCGAGCCCGAAGAAATGTGGACGGTGCCCGCCGGCCTGGTGCACCCGCATTGCCGCGGCCGCTGGGTGCCAACAATTCAGGACCGGCCTGGGGATGATGCCGATTTCGGCGACTGGCTGCGCGCAACACTGACGGGCCCCGCGCCCACGACTGAGACATCATGATCATTTTTTTGAAGGCGCACCCCGTCACCCAGGCCATGAGCGCCCGCCCGATCACGCAGGCCGAACTGCTGGATGCAGCGGCGCGCGGCTACCGCAGCCCCGGCGAACCCAGCGCAGAGCAGGCCGAAGCCGGCACCTACAACAAGCCGCGCGTGCAATGGCAGGGCCTGACGATCGCCATCGAGAACCCGGCAGGCAGCGTGCGGCGTGGCACAAACCGGCACGGGGTTAGCTGGGAGATCCGCATGCGCTTCGACTATGGCGAGGTGCTGGGCAGCATGGGCGTCGATGGCGACCCGGTGGACGTCTACCTGGGGCCGAACTTGGAAGCGCCCATGGTCTACGTGGTGCACCAGCGCCGCGTGAACGACTGGGTAGCCTACGACGAAGACAAGTGCATGATCGGTTTTGATTGCCAGTCCGACGCTGAAGCCGCGTTCCTGAGCAACTACAACGACCCGCGGTTTCTGGGGCCCATCACCGCTATGCCGGTGGACGAGTTCGTCGCGAAGGTGCGTGCCACGAAGGACAAGCCGGCGATGATCAAAGCAGCTGCGCCAGTGGTGCTGTTCTTTAAAGCCCAAGTTGGCGCCTACCTGCGCGGCGGCAAGATGGTGAACCTGAACGGGTATCAGGGCCGTGCGGCGCGCGCCGTGGCGTCTGCTGGACAGATGTCGCTGTTCGCGTCTGACGACGTTGTGACCACACCGCGCGCCGAAATGATTGCCGAGCACGAGCGCCTGGTGGACGTGCTCAACAGCCCGAGCCGCGAAGATGACAAGGCTGAGGCAAAGAAGCAAGCTGCTGAGCTGGCCGAGTACAAGGACGCCGAACCAGACCACCTGCTGGCGGACATCCCTGGAGCAAAGTGGCGTCGCGGCAAGGGTCTGATCGCCGGCCGCTATGGCGTGGAGGTCGATGGGAGGGTGGACGGCGGCTTCCACGTGAAGCCGGAGGATGCCGTCGCTGACGCCAAGAATTGGATCGAGACGCGCAAGCGGTGGGCCGATGAATCGGCGAACCACGAGAAGGCCATGGGTGACATGCGCGAGCGCCTGCTGTCCGGCGGCGAGGTCACCGACGCGGATCTCAAGCTGCTGGACCTCAAGGCTGGATCGTCCGGCCTCAAGTGGTTCATCCCCGCCGCCGCGAAGGTGTTCGGAATCACGTCTCACGCCGTGCGCCCGCATATCAAGGACATGATCCGCATCGGGCATACCGACATGGGCGCCAAGCTGGAGTTCGTGAGTCCTAGAAAGGCTCTGAAGGCGGTGGCGGCTGGGCTGGCGCCGAAGCCTGCGACCCCGGTGCCACCGCAACCACAAAAACCCGTTGTATTTTTGAGTAATCCCACCGCACCAGCGGCCACCAGTGACGAACAGATTGCCCGTCAAGCCGTGCAAAAAGCCGACGAACTCGGCCTGAAAGGCAAAGACCGGAAGGAATGGGTGGCTGATGCTCTGGCGACCGCGTGGGGCATGACGAAAGATGAGGCGATTGAAGCTCCTGAAGCCGTGGCGGCACTGAAGCGCAGACCGACCAAAGCATCCAAGACGAAGGCCAGCGAACGATTTGTTGAGGGTGTTATGCGGCAGGGTATGCGGGCAATCGCGCAACGCTCCTGATCCATCGTGACGGCACAATAGGCACCACCCCCAAACTGGTGCCGCCGCATGCTTGTTCTATTCGTAAAATCCCAGCTCGCCCTGTTTGACACCCCGGTGAACGTCGCGGCGCACGTCCGCAAAGACGGAACCGTGGTGAAGCCGCACACGCGGATCCAGAAGGTGGCGATGCGCCAGACGTCGCTGTTTGAGCGGCATGCGGCGCCCGATGCTGCACCCGCCGCTCGGCGCTCCAAGCTGGACGTGTTCCTGTCGCGATACGGCGGCGCGGCC